ACGTACATGCACAGCTTTCTTATTTCCTCGCAGAGGAAAGGTTATAACGAAGGGCTTTTGCCCTTCCGAAACCCAAAGAAGTTTCACAAAATTAGAACAAAATCAGAGAATCAGAGAGTTAGAAAACTTAGTTTTTTCTGCGTGTTTGAAGACGCGACCAGGCCGGCGCCAGGCTGCAGCTCAACCGTGACTTTTTTAACTCGAAGAGTTAAGAAAAATAATGAGAAGCTTTTACTTCTCAAATACAAAAAGTATTCACAAAAAACTAAAATTCCAACATCATCGAAGCTAAGTTTTTCTCAGGTTTGCTACTACTCTATAACCAGGAGCGGTCTTTTGGAGTATTCGTAAACGTAGCGAAGCAAGTGTCGAATCTCCAAAAGTGAGCGTCCTGGTTATATACATATAAATGAGGAGCTTTACTCCTCAAAATATGTAATTAAACATACTTTACAAAAACTTAACTTTAAATCAACTAACACAAGCTCAAGTCTCTACGCGTCTTGTGGATCCGGAGTGGCCAGATTCAACGCCAGGCGAGGTTCATCCGCCCAGTTACCCACTTTGATCGAAGATCAAGGATTAATAATTACGGAGCTTTGCCCCGCAGAGAAGTAAAATCTCACTAGAGACCTACAATTTTGAGATTGAGACTACGTGAGTCAAATTAACCCAGGACGACTTACCATTACGAGAATTAACTATCCTCGCTTCCTTATCGGCTACTTCGACGAGTACGCCGGAAAGAATTGTACCAGAGGAGAGGTACACATGGACCTCTTCCCCCTTGTAAGCCATCGCAAGACTAACTTGCTTCGGTTCGTTGTCTGTTGACATAAAAGCCTCTACCTCAGCATCGCTCAAACTTATAACACATTATATGCCAATTTTTTAATTTATTAAGGCATGATTTTAAGCTGCTTTAACGTCGTCCTTAGCCTCCCCATATGAAGGGCCGTATCCGCAGTCGTATTTCCACTCCACAGGCAGCCACGGGCAGTCTTCCCGGGTTTTGTCCACCACAGTATTATCCAGTAACTTTTTAACTCCGCTCGTACCTTTTGGTAGCTGGAACACTATGGAGTCATGTACCGTCAAAATAACCCTACCGCCCAGGGGCCGTATAGCCTTATCCAAGTCAGTCAGGTTTTTTCCAACTATGTCTGTTGAAGTGGTCTGGATTCTGGCATTAACAGCCTGGCGAGCCACGCGATTAATCATTCTGGGATTATGAGCAGCTATGGGGAATCTGCGTCTGCGCCCGGTGAATGTGTACGTGAACTTAAATGACGATACGAAGTTCTGCGTCGATGTTATGTATTTATGGACTCCCGGGTATGTATCAAAGAATGACTTTAGATACTCCTCAGCTTCCTCGAGAGTAATCTTGATACGCATATCAGACCAAAGCTTAGCCTGGAGAGTAGAGGCCATCATACAATAGATAGTCCCGAAGTTGACCTTCTTTGCTACCTGCCTTTTCATGTAATGGTCCGTGCTTTTATCCTCTTTGTTGGCCAGTATTTCTTCATACGAATATTCACTTATACCCGAGGCCGTTAGACAATGAAGATCCTTGCCGTTATTGAAGGCGTCAATAAGCGCCTCATCTTTTGAATAAGCGCAAAGCACCCTCATTTCGGCGTTGGATATATCAAGATCATAAAGGTCGTATTCATCTGAATCGGGTCGGAACAAAGCCTTTAGGTTTAAATCCGCCTCCTTTAAATAGAAGGGGACGTTCTGTAGGTTCGGATTTGAAGAGCTCAGCCTGAACGTAGCTGTGCCAGTCTGATTGAATTTGCAGTGCAGCTTACCGTCAAACTCGGACATATTTATCCAGTTCAACAAGTAGGTATGCACGCACTTTTCAATTTTCCTGAAGGACAGCAAAGTATTGATAAAGTCATCATCAAACTGTTCTCCCAACGCCGTCAGTGTCTCAGCGTCTGTACTGGCTTCGCCTGTCTTGTCGCTGGTCTTTATTATCGGGTATTTGAATTCTTCAAACAATATCCTTTTTAAGTCCGGTGAACTGCTACTCGTATTAAATCTGTACCCGACACGGGTATACAGAGCATCTTCCAATTCACTCAGAGTTTCATTCAATTTTTCAGTATATTGAATAGCCCTGTCACGATCTAACCTGACTCCGTTATATTCCATGTCCGCTATGGACATGCAAAGGGGCATTGAATAATTATCAAGCCCATAACGCACGCTTTTGGTAGGCAGTTTGAACCCCACAGTCCTGCTTGTCTTTTTTACAACCTCATTATCCTTCTTAAGTCTTTTCATCTGCTCGCCTGCTATCATCCTCGTAACCATAGCATCAATCGCAGCATACTTAAGCATCTTGTTTATTTCCACATCCTCAAACGTAGCAGGTTCAGGCTCGGGTATATTGTATTCAGGCAAATCTATACCGAGATCTTCAGGGGTTATTCTGGACAACATATTGGTGACGGCTTTCTGGTACTTCTTAAGCACTACCTGTTCACCTTTTAGTTTCCTAGTCTTTACCTCTATCAGATCCTGGTATTGCCCGAGGCTATACCCGGCTTCTACCCACTCAGCACAGTATTTTAGGCGCGCATCTTTATCCAGGCTCAGCCAGAAATCCAGCATGGCTTTTTCTTTTACCTGCTTTAATTCAGCCAGCTTTTCATCGTACTCTTTTTTGCGTTCATGGTTTATACTCGCTAGTTCAGCTTTTAGTTCCTCCTCGTATTTGGCCATATAAGGAAAATAGTCTTTGGTAAGCGTTTTCAGGGAATATTCACCTTGCTTGTTCTCTTCCAATGCGTGCTCGCCAAGCATAGTGTCGTACGCAGGGTTTCGGAGCTTAAACTCGTACCTGTGCAACAATTCCTGAACGTCGAATTTAGCATTGTGCATTATAAGCGACACATACTCAGGATCGCATGCTTCCTCTATGCTCTCTTTTATTTTTTCAATCTCTTCAGGAGTAAACACGCAATCCCTGTGCTTATACGGGAGGCCCAGGCCTTGGTGGTCCTTCCAGGAAAGTGAAACAGCTATCATTTTCTGCGAATGATTATAAGGCTCAAGCCCTGTAGTTTCAGTATCTACACTCACCGCAAGACGTTGACCTTTCTTTTCATAGTTCTCTCTAGCATAGCTTTTTAATTTGTTAAGCTCTCCAAGTATATCATCAACTGTTTGAGGAGTTGCTATATCGAAATCACTTTCATCAACAGGTTTCCTAAGCAGTTTATACGCTTTATTTATGTCATTTTCGAGTACAGGGATCAGACCAGGAGATTTTTTAACAGTCCAGGCATGATATGTGACAATTACAGCCGCAGCACCCCCTGAATGTTTATACTCATACAGGCTACCGCGTAAATCTTTTGGTTTCCCCTTTATACCCACAGATTTGGCTGCTTCGGTCCCTAAAGCTATAATGACTTTAGGTTTAGCCTGGTCCAGATACATTTTAAGATGAGCAGAGCATTGATTATACGTATTTATGTTAACCTTATACCCGAACTTCTTTGGGCAGCACTTGACTGCGTAAGTAAAAGCTTTTGACGGCTGCTCAGGCTTAGGGAGTTCTTTATTCAAGGATTTAAATATGTTCCGTATTACAGCATACCCATTACTATGAAACGGGCCTCTTTTAATATCGTAGGTATCGGGGAATGCCCCTATAACTACAATGTCTGGATTACGTGCTCCGTCCACCGAAATCATATCGGCGTCAAATAAAGCACAATCCTTGCAAGTACCGGGTTTTATTGTTGAGGGTGATTTATTTCTATTACTCTTCACATAAACCTCCTTTTACATATCTAATGCTTGAAATGAGCGGTGCGGGGCGGCTTTATGCGCCTGCTGGTTTATCGATTGGTTATGCCGGTTCGTATGTTGCTTCAAAAATATCCGGCTTACAGGGGTATAACTCGCCCTGTACGCCCTGGATGATGAAGTCGCCCCATTCAACTAAGTGGTCGCCCTCAAGTGTATGGATCATAAGTTTGTCGGTTCCGTCTGAATTCGGATATTCAGAAGGGAAAACCGCCCCAGACTCTGTTCTGTCCTTATTCCAGGCCTTATGTAACCATTGTGGCCAGTCAACATTAGAATCACGTCTTGTTTTTGTCATTTGGAAGGCCTCAATTATTACTGGTTTTTTACGATACTTCATACTGTACTCCTTTGATAAGTAACTAATAGTTAGTTAGGTGGTTAGTTGGTTGATTAGTTAATGAGTTTAACAATTTAAGGCGCGAAGAACTGTGCTCCGCGCCTTTTTTAATCAACTTTTTATACGTCTAAATCTATGTCATCTTCAATACCTCCATCCAAATCATCAAGAGAATCCTCTATTGTTTCGGAAACCTCCTGTTCTTCATTTTTGGACGGCTGTGATTGCGATGACATATCATCATCAAAGACCGGCACGGCGTTATATATACTATCTTCACCGGCAGTCTTGAATTCCTCTTCGACATTTCCGCCGCTTTGTTGGTCATTCATGCCCAGGTAAGACGCATTTATGACCGTGTAAGCTGCGGGTGTTTGTATATCGGATAAGCCCAGGTGATACTGGATCTTTTTATGTTCCGACATCTCTATTTCAGGAACGACAAACTTAACCTTGGCTACGCGTTCTTTTAACGACTGCTCATTTTGCTTGCCGTACGGGGAATGCTTCAAAACCGTATACTTGGCTTGTCTCCAGACAAGTATGATCCAGTCCTTTTCAACGTAATAATAAACACCGCAAGCTGCGTTATTAAGGACATTAATTTCACCATTCAGAATCAAAGACCTGGCGTTAACATAATCGGTCATGCCGTCTTCCTGAGTGATCTTAATAGCCTCATTATACAAACAGGCATTGACCAAGTCCGAGGTATCCTCTGTGCCGTGTATCGCTTCCAGTCGATCCTTGTTCTTTATATACAAACCACGGAATAAGTCTTCGACCGTCCCAATACCGGCATATTCATAAACGAGTAGCGGTGTTAAGATATTGTCAAGAAACCTATCCGAAATCAGGGCCCCTTCTTTCGTCACGGCCAAGCGTTGCTTTATGTTGCGACGTATGCGTATAAGTTCCGGGATATGGGGGAGCAGCCCTATGGATATATCTTTCCTGAGCTCTTCAATTTGTTGATCAGTGAAAAACTCGGTTATATAATCAGCCAAGGAACGATGCCCATATTCCTTACGTGTGTAGACTATCAGCACCCTGGATAGAAAAACTCTATCCGCAGGGAGATTGATGCCTGCCATTATCACCGGCATACGGATATAGTAATCAACTCTGGAATCCGAGGTCTGCCCACCACGAGCAAATGATACACCGCCTTGCGGCAATGAAAGTATCAACCTTTGAATTTCGGAAGTTCTTTGATCGTGCGCCGTATTATGAGACTCGGATACTTCCGCTTCATCATAAATAAGCGACATGGAGCTCCTATCAAAGTATTGATACATAGCTGCCGGAGTCAGGTCGGTATAAAACTCCGAGGATTCCAAAATTGGTTTTATATCATGGCTCTGATTTTTTGTACCTCCCAATAGGCCGCCAATCAAAGATGTTTTACCGCTTTCGCTTTCGCCGGTAACGTACAATATATTTACGTTTCCTATCGCAGCTGAAATCGGCAAAGACATAATATGAGAAGCTAGGTATTGGCATGTAAGCTCGTGGTTATCGAACTTCCAACCACTAAGCATTTCCCGGATTCTATTGTACACGGACTTCAAATCAACTTTAGAAGCCGCGTACAGATCCGACACATCCTTTATAAATGACCATTCCTTGCTTGGGTTGAGGTCGAATATTATATTCTCATCAACACAGGTATTAAGAAACTTCCATTCAATCATTTCCGTTTCCCGATTGATCTGGCCTTTAAACACCTTATTCCCATTTACGACATAGACAATGCCCTTGTTTTTTACAGATGGAGGTAGGCCGAAGTGATGAACTCCCTGGCCGACTTTTATGAGCCTTGCATAGTTTGGACATTCGCCCCGCATATCATTAATGGCAGTTTTCAACCAATGCCCGGCTATTTTTGAGCGTTGCATCTCATCAGCCATTGGGTACTCGCCTTTTAATTCCCAAAAAGGGGAGTCCTTTATCAAGTTCTCAATCCATCCTATGTGCTCCTGGCCCACAAATTGGCTAATCACAGCCGGTACCGCATTCTCATTAAAGGGTAGAGGTACCAGCTCTTCAGCAGTTTTTGACCACACATAGATGATATAGGATTTACCCGTTCTTTCGTAAAAGGCGAACTCGAACGAGTCCTTTAGGGCATCTTTTATTTTTTTGAGTATGCCTTCCCGGGTATCCATAGCGTACACGGCTGTATGCACACGACTATCCTGGGTAATGTCTATCCCTTCTTGCATGTTGTACTTCTGTGCAAACGCAAGTCGTTCAGTCGGATCATGTATGTACTGAAACCAGTTAAGTATAGTTTCGTGTATCTGACGTCTGCTGTCGTCCCTGGCGTTTTGAGAAGCTACATGCGCGGCATTCTTTTCCTCACTATGCTTGTCACCATCACCTTCCGAATCGGATTCAAGCACTTCACCAATATCTTCCTCTATATTTCCGAGGGTTTCGTCCAGCTTGGTCTTAATAGACTTTATCTGTTCATCACACTTTTCTATAATCCAGACATTGGAATTCAAAAAAGTATGGTTTCGTTCAGCGAATAGGGACTCCCTAACAGAGTCATACCCGTTCTGCCTTATGGCTTCATCCAGATCCTGTCCTGCGAGCAGTATAGGCCACCTGAATATTTTTATCGAAAAAGGTACCGAGGATCCGGGCCTTACGAAGTTCCCTTTTTCTTTAAGAAAAGAGCAGGCGTAGACATCCCCATTTTTAGACGGATGATCCTGAACCAGCCAAATAGTGCGCATGCCGTAATCACGCAAAAATCCGACATCGAGGGACCCCGTGCCGGATGTGCTTACAAGAACAAAGTCAAAAGAACCGTTATCCTCCTGGGCATTCATAACCGATAGTACGTCGAATTCCCCCTCGGTTACGTACACATTCGGGTCTGTTTGTTTACCGAGCAAATGCTGATATTTATGCAGTCCGAATACGCCCATGTTTTTCGCATATTTATCTTTTATCATAATAAAATCTTCATGCGATAATAGGCTTCTGGCAATCTCTGGGGGAGTGCTTTCCAGGGTAGGATCTAATTCTTCAGCCCTTTTAAGTGCCTGCCTATCTATCAAACGCAGTTTGAATCTGCTGATAGTCCCGGGAGAGTCATTATAATGAAAAGCCACAGCGCCCCAATAATTAGGCCCCTGAACTTTTTCATTGAAATACTCCTCAAATACCTCGTGATATTTCTCGGGTATATATTTTTTGAGATGTTCCGGTTTCGCGTACAGGCCAATGGGCATGGAATTGAGGTTTACAGGGTTTAACTGCCTGGCTTTAACAAGATGAATATACCCAGGCTTTAAGTATTGAAGGTGGCTAGGATTATCCCGTATGAACTCATTTACCACCTCACGCATAGCAATGGCGCTATGCTTCTTCATTTCTTGATATTTATGATAAACAGCTAATTTGTCGGCATTATCCCCGAGCTCTTCATTCAAGCCAAAATAACTCTGCAGAAACAAAAGGGATTCCACATACGAGCATTGTTTCAGCTTAGCTACCAGGCTAACGAGGTCATTTATGAATTTATTGCACCCAAAACATTTTCCGTATTTCTTTGTGAAAGACAGAAACATACTAGGGGTGTTGTCCTGATGATACGGGCATCTCCCCTTGATGGTGTGCTCGCTTTGAAGCGTCCATTGTCTATCCGGAGCTATCTCCTGGAAAAGAGCCAGCCATTGTCTGGCCGGCCGCGCCCCCCAGAGTTTTTTAAGCTCTGATAAGCCTTTTATCTCTTCTTCATCTTTGGTTTTCTTCTTTTTCTTGGCCATTTATCCCCCTCTAACTTATTGGTTAATTAATTAGTTAGTTAATTAATTAGTTAATATTACGTCCATAATTAACCTGGCTTTGTATATTCAGGGCAAGTATCCGCATAGCTGCACCATTCACAGTATTTGCCCGGCACAGGGTCAAAATTTCCGGCTGTCAACTTAGCTATAAATTCGGAGTACATATTCTTAATTCTGTTTTCTACGCACTTAAACTCATCACTATCTCTTTCGAGCTTCGAATTCAGGTCAATATCCTCATCAGGTAAATACGCACCTCCATATTGGATCATATTCAATTTTTTGTTCCTTAAAAAGAGATAATACACGTAGGTTTCAAGCTGAGACTTCGCTTCTTCGGCGTTAGACTCAGTCTTGCCATGAGACTTATAGTCTATAAGCATTGCTTTCGTCTTTTTAGGTGTTTCGGCGTAGAAATCTACATACCCATAGAAGAGGCGCTTTTTAAAAGGGACAGCGGGGCGAACACCACCCGCTTTGTCCACGCAAATCTGCAACTCGGGCAGCACATGCAATTTATATCCGTTTATTGCTTGTAACAATTTTATAAATACATTTTCAGTATTTATTCTAATTGCCTGCGCCATACAGTATTCGTCGTAAGTAAGCTTGAATTGCTTCTGTACCTGTACCCAGGTTAAATCGAAATCTATCGCGTCTTCTTCCCACCCAAACGACTGACCTTTATTCAAACAATGCTCAAGGACTTTATGCACGAAAGAACCTACTACCATTACTTCTTTTTGAGGAGCTTCCGCACCTTTAGTAAATTCAATGTACCTTTTTAAGTATTGGCGAGGGCATTTCAGGAGTGTCTTTATTTTTGAGTAGGATAAGGGGAGTGTTTTTTCATACGTAGCTGAATTACTTAATATTTTTTGTATAGTTTCATCCATATTTCCCTCGTTGTATTTTAAAAAAATAAGTGGAGTGCTGCAGCTTGTAGCATACAGCACTCCACTTTATTGCTAAGACCTGTTCAGCCGCTTATATCCCACCTTTGTTTTGGCGGGAATACTGATTTGTTCACCTGTCTGGGGGTTCACCCCATTACGTGCCTTGTACTCTTTGCGCACCATCTGATGCGGACCGAATACGCACTTACCGTCCTTAAGGGCGGAATCGTACATGAAGTCAAGTACGAAGGAGAACATCTTCTCCGCCTCGATCTTTGTAGTTCCGAAGTTCTCAGCGAAGTAGGCTATACAGTCGGCTTTCTTCATACATTCTCCTAATATTATTGAGGTTAACTAGATGTCGAATTCTTCGACGTTTTCTTCTGCTGTGTTGGCTTCGTCAGGGTTCTCATTGTCAGGCGTGTCCACTTCATAGTCCACATCCGTAGCTTCCCCCATGGCTTCTTTAGCCATCTGCTCCTGCTTCAGGCGCTGTGCTTCCATGGCCGGCTGAAACAGGTTTTCGTAGTACCACTGAGCCATAGGAATATACTTGGACGGGTTGTCATCCTTCGCATAGACGAAGTCCATGTTAAGAGATACATAGGTTCCTTCGTTTTCCAGACTCATCCGGATCACATAGTCATTGATGCTCTCTCCCTTCCTCCGGGCCACGTTCTTCTTGAGCTTGTAGCTCTTCTTGAATTTGTTCCAGGCGGAGATCTGAGTTCCCTTAAACTGAATTTCCAGGGGAAGCATGTTGTCTATGTCCAGGAAACCGACCTTCATAACCTCGGCGCATTCCGGCTTTTGTCCATTTACCCATTTGGCTTTCGGGCATTCCGGCTTGAAAGAGGGCGTTCCTCCAATATCCATATAGGTACCGCACTTCTCAGCGTAAGGAGCTGTTACCGACAAAGCCGGGTTTTCCCCATCTGCGGAATAACACAGGAGCTCGGTGTCATCCGTATTAAAGTCTCCCCACATTCTCCGCATACGGGATGTGACGACTATCGGTAAGAGCCTCAGCTCTGGATAAAATTCCTCCATTTCAGTAAGGTAGAATTCCCCCACATGCCCCTTGAACAATTCCTTGGACTCAGCTTTTTTCAAATGACCAGGTTGCACAATCTGAGCGTGGAAGATCACGTCCATAAGCGGGAACACTTCTCCTGCTAAATCTATAGAGGGGCCATCTTCATTTTCCACGACGGCTACCTGATTGTTCTTTTCATCAGTACCGCCCACAAAAGCTAAATCTTTCGTCATAAGATTTACTCCTTAATTAGTTAGTTAAATTTTTCTGCCTTTCGACAGCTCCGATAAGCACAACAAGGAACTATGTAGTTTCCGGGCATAAAAATTAAGACCTTGATGGGAAAATCGAAGCTAGTGCACTCTGTACAGCTATTTCTTATAACATAAATACTTGGTTATTTTTGTAGATTAAATTGTTTTTATCCTTATATTTTAGTTAGTTAAAATTTAATTGTACTAAATATTTGATTATGAGTTTAAGTAAAGCCTAATATTCCGAACCTTTATACACAATACTACCCTAAGTAGTTGTAGTGCTTGCCGATAATCAACCTTGAGGATTTTGGGAAATCTGCTATAATGTATTTTTATATAAACGAAAAAAAAATGAACCTTACCCCTTAATTTTTCCTAAAAAAGACTTATAATATATCACTTAGTCAATTTAAAAAAGGCAGAGGTTTTGTGTATGGATGCTTCGAAGGTTAAGAAAGGCGTGGCGAAAGATATTTGTGAGTTTTATTCACGGGGGATACAAACAACCAAATATCAAGGTACTAACTTCAATGACTACATAAAAAACAAACAGGTTGTTACTGAGTCTCTTGATACCTGGTTGAGAGAATATCTCTATGAAGAGATAGCCGAAGATAGAAAGAAAGAACTCCGCTCAAAAGTTTTGTCCAACGTGTTTTTCCTTATTATACACGAAGCTAAGAATTGGAATTTATCCAGTACTGTATTTGAAGAAGCTGTTCAGAACGCGTGTATTGCAGTAGTAGAAGCAATGGATAAATTTGATCCTTCCAAGAACGTAAAGTTCTCAACCTTTATTATGCAGTTCCACGTAATAAAAACGGCGTTTAGGGAAGCCATTAGTTCGCATTGTGTAGTCAGAATGCCTGGTGGGATAAATAAGAAAACATCAGCTAAAGCCAAAAATCTTACGATCTTTGAGGTTAATCCGGATTCGACAAAGCACCATAAATACACGGATGAAGAGGATTACGGGACAAAGAATGGTGTAGTTAGCGGGGTTAATTCTATATTATTTTTTAACGACGCAAAAGAAGAATGCGTATCTGCTAAAAATGAAGAGGATAACGACAACCAGGCGAAGTCTTATGATACCCAGTTTGTAGAGGAATTTGTTTTTAATAGCGCGGTTGGTAATGATAATTCCCAAAAAAGTTTGGAAAATCAATTCTTCGCTGGTGAGATAAAAGATCTGTGCGAGAAGGCGCTTTGCACCGATGAAGCCATGCTAACCGATAATGAGAAATTAACCTTGAAACATAAATACGGGCTTCTGGGCACTCCTGTTTTGCGAAACAAAGAAATTGTCAGCCTCTTAAAGTCGCAAGGAACAAGAGTGTCAGAACCCCGTGTGTGCCAATATAGCAAAAACGGGCTATATAAGCTCAAGAAGTTTTTTATAAAACATGGAGCCGACATAGCCCCATAACCTCTGCCGTATATTTTACTCAAGTCTACGAATGCCCTGGAGCAGCTTATAGTGGTAATTGTCGAAGAATAATACATGACACTTCGGACAAACTATCACCAAAGTATCCAGGGCATTTTTCTTTTCTTCCTCTGTAGCTCCGGGGGGAGTTAACAGTAATCCTACAGCGTCCATATCCTTGGATATTTCACATCCACAAGCAGGACAAATTTGTGAGAGTTCTGCTGCTTCGTCTATGCAGTTATCACACAGGATTTCATCTTCGCCGTAGGTATAAGCTTCTTCAGTCAGCTTCTTTTTACATCTTGAACAGTTGATGACATTGAACTTCTTTGTCTTTTCTTTCTTAGTGTTGTTGTCATTTCCGTTATTGGAGTCGTTAGATTCTGCTGCCCCGCCAGATTTGTTAGAAATTACGTTTGCCATAGTTCCCCCCATTTTTAACACCTCGTTCCCCCTCACCTATTGTTATTTTTGTTAGCTACCTACATAACTAATGGTTACGTAAGTAAATAAAAGTAATAAGTCAACTAGCTAAGTCAAAAACTTTGGAACCTCCTCGATTACTCCCACGACACAAATGCCAGTACCCGCACCAAGTTTCGTTACAGCACCAGCTACTCGGGTCGCAAGGCATAAAAATGCCGGAGTCTATTGTCTTAGCTACGTCCTCAATCAAATTTTCCAGGTGATCAAACTCCTCACCGTTGAATCTATGCCTCAGCAGCCGAAGATTTGAATTGATATCCTTGGTCGAAGACTGAAGCTGAGAGGCCTCTTTATCGTCTTTTTTCGGCAAGTCTTTAACCTTCTTTTCCGATTTAACCAAATTGGTAATCTCAATATCTTTTATTTCGGTAGCCAATGCGTAGATATTAAACTGTAAGCTGTTTATCAACTGGTTGATATTCCATTTCTTTTTTGTTACCTTATAATCAGATACAACCGTCTTTATCCTGTCGTCGTCCGCAAGTTTTTCATTAAAGGCCTGCTCTTCCTCCATAGGGTACCTGACCAAGTCAAGATATCCCAGGACCTCGACACCGCATCTAGATTCATACCTTACCTCATCTTCTACAAGTACAGGGTCCACATACTTGCCAACGGTAGGTATATATGCGTCAACGGCGTTCTTTATATGAGTCCGGGCCAACTTTTTATCGTCTACCCGTACTTCTATATCTTCCTCTTGAGTTTTTTCCTCAAGAGTTTCCTCCGCCAGCTCAACCACCATATCTTGAGACATCCGGGTAGGGCTGCCCGTGAGTACGTCTTTATAATATTCCTCAAAAGCGGAATGCACGACCGTTCCAGACAACATAGCTATATTCGGAGGTAGGATAATACCATCCACATACCGAAATTTGAATTGTTTAGGGCAGCGCAGCATTGTAGCTATCGAGCTGGCCGATAGGTACGGTTTTGGCAGGTTATATTTGCACGACATTATTTCACCTCGTATTTCTTTTTCAATTAAGCAGCAGGACTGAGATCCTTAACCGTTTTATCTTCATGCACCTTTACGAATCTTGGGAATTGAAATTTCCCGGTAGGGAACCTGTTATCGTATTTAACTTCGATTACACACGGAAATTCCCACAGACTCGGCTCCGCATCAGCATCTTCAATCCCGGAACCAACTGTACCCAGATCTTTCCATGTCCCGTCCGGTAAATATTCCCCGATTTTAAGCGCTCCGATAACACCCTGCCTATCTCCCTTACCCTCGACCCAGTCATAAGCAATTACATCCATTTCCTTGGACACTTTTACTTTATAAGCAGCCCTGCGTTTAGGCTTACCGTTGAATGACACTTCCATTTTCTCATCAAGCATCCAGGCAACCAGCCCTTCATACCTGTCGCCGGTATCTTTCAGAAAAGCCTGGGCCTCGTCCAAGGTAGTAAACGGCATGGGTTCAGGTGCAGTCAGTCGTCCGACCAAGTCCTGTATGTACGTTTTATACATTTCATCATAAGTATGAGTCTCCCATATAGGCTTGCCATCATAGTAAAGCACTCCGAATACGACCGCGTACACAGGGTGCCTTTCCTGACGACGAAGAGACTCCGTTTGGTCTTCTTTGAGCTTACCTTCTAGAGTGTCCTTTTTAGCTATCTCCGAAATACGCTTGAAACTCTCCATGTGCGTCAAATACTGTTTGGACTCTAAACATACAGGCACAGTAAGCTCCGAAATAAGCACAGTTCCTGCAGGGAAGTTTTTCTTTTTTACATCCTCGACAATGTCGGGGTACTTCGCGGTATGATCATCCATGCGCCGGGTATAGATCCGTACCTCGCAGTCCTTATCAATCAGGATATAATGGCATAAGCCGTTGTATTTCATAAAGAATTTGCACCTACCTTTATCAATCTTGGCAGGTGCCAATTTTTGAATAGGCTTGCTGCAACAAAACTCAGTAGGTAGGTACGTAAAATCCAAGCCCTTCACTTGCTCGGATTCCGAAACTTGGTCCGGGGTTCTGTACCCCTCTTTTTGTTTCTTAGCGACAAGCCGATCGAATCTCTCAATAGATGCTTCTTCCGGAGTAAGTTCGTTTGACTTGCCCTTATTTACATAGTCGTAGGTATGGCTCGTTTTCTGGGTCTTTCCGCCGACAAGACCCCATTCCCTATGCAGGGTAGGGGGTTCCAGGGTGAGTTCAATAAATTTAGTCCGCCCAGTAGAACTCGGTTGTTCCAGCCTTACAAATCTGCTTTTTTCAGTACTCATCTTGACCTCGCTTTTCGATTGGTTAGTTGGTTGGTTAATTAGTTAGTTAATTAATTTGATACACAAACAGTTAATTAGATATTTTAGTACTATATATGTATATCTCTCCCAAAGCCTTGCATGTTTTCAGGTAGTGAGAATTTTCATTCCCGCCGTAATACCTTGTTAAAGCGTATTTTACAGGGTTTTCGAACTGCTTATCCTTGGCATGGTTCAAGTACTTGCTGAGAATATACCCGCCGGCCATTATGTTTTTATGAGGGTCGTACAGATCATCCTTTGAATCCAAAACACCCAGTTTTATTAAGTTTTCTTTGTCATTATCGGTATTTACCCATGTGTCTATATGTACCTGGGTTAATCCGACAGCGTCTGCTTCAGAAACTACCTGGTAATTATAGTCTGATTCTACGTCCATCAAAGCAATTAGTACCCCGGCGGGTATTCCATACTTTTTAGAAGCTACCAAGGTACTATCCACTATCATCTCAGCCAGAGCAGGGAACACCTTTCTGTTCTTTTCCAATATGTAATTCACAAGCACTTCTCGAGGCAAAGCCCATTTACTAGTTACTTTGTCTTTGGCGGCCTTTAAATCCTTTTTAAGAATTGTTATTTCTTCGCGGTAGGTATCAACTCGGCTCTGCAACTTTTGCACATCCCTGCTCAGATTTTTAGGTTTGTCAGGAATTGCAAACGCTATCGCTACGACGAAAAATACAAGAATAGCACATAAAAACGTGTAGTATATTCGCAAACCTATATTTTTACCTTTACTTTCTTCATTATTACAGTAAGAACCAAACATATATCGCTCCTATAAATTTACAAAGTGTTTAAACGTATAAGTTTTTTAGTCTCCGCCTTTTCTTTGACATTAGATAGCGAACACTTTTCAGAGTAGGGTTGTATCTCACGCTCCATACAAAATTCAAAGTCTTTACACGTCAGACAGTCAGCCTTGCTTTGGATAAAATCCTTCACGTCTTCCTTATGCTTTAAGAGGTGCACAACACGTTCTTCGATAGAACTTCGGCACATATAGTCCTTTACAAGCACATTTTTTGACTGGCCAATCCGGTGGTTTCTATCCAGAGACTGCAACCTGGGTTCAAGCCCCAAACCATGCGAATAATAAATAGTACAAGTAGCGCTATTGAGTGTTATCCCTATCCCTTGACTTATCTGCCCCAGGAATACTTTTATAGAGTCATCACCTTCGAATTTTAAGTCGCATGCGTATTCACTTGCTGTTATGAAATTGATATTATTTTCCTGCAGCAATGCCTTAACCTCGTCCAAGTCATATTTATAATAAACCCAGATAATGGTTTTCTCATCACCCAGCTTCAGATCCTCCAATAAAAGATCCAGTTTGGGGTTAGTGTTGAACTCGTAATATTCCCTCTCAGGCTTTGTCGGTTCCTCTTCGCCGTATAAATGCCATTTTCCGTAAAAAGGGCAGTCCGGCTGCCATGGGTACACATCCTCTTCTACGCAGCCAGCTACATGCTCGCATGAGTTGCACTTCAAATCGCCTCTTGGCGCCGGCTTTATAAGGAAGCCCGATAAAACCTGACGGAGTTTGTTCAATTTTATAATCGGCAATTCAACATTTATTTCAAAGTCATCAACTTCGATAATGTCGTTTTCAACTATATCGTTGTAAACTTCCTTTTGATGCTCGGAAATCTCATAATACCTTTTATCCATGATTCTCGAAGGCAGGGACAAACAGTCCTCGCGCTTCTTTGAAATTATATATGGATCCATGCGCATCTTTAAATGGTCCAAGTTTTTCCAGCTCACAATAACGTGCTTGTTATACGGCGAATAGTTGGCATACTTCTTTTCGAACTTATGATAATTGGTACCAAATATATTTTCGTTTAGAAGCGTCATGGGCATATAAACATCTCTTGGATCTCCGAGGCATAAAGTGCCCGATAAAACATATCGCCGGTCCACGTCCTTTATAAGCTGCTGCACGGCGTGACTTCGTTTGGACTTATACCCCTTTATTCTCGAACCCTCATCAAGCACGGCCACGTCAAAGGATAGCTGCTTAAGAAAATTCAAATCATCCAGCTCACGCTGAGCACTTAACAGATCCGGACTGAGTAAACTGCTTTCCGGTATAGTCTTCAGTATTTTATACACCTCGGTTTCGTATTTCTTCAGCCGGACCTCCTTACCTTTTACCTTCTTTGTTTTCACCGTCTGTATGTAATTTTTTTCATCCCTGGTTATTAAATCCTTTCGGAACCAAAACGCAGACACTTCCTTTTTCCGTTCATCAGTTAACCCGAGCCACCAGTTAATAAGACCGGCTTTGGTGAAGTCTTTACTGGGTGGGACCAGCGTCTCATAATTGGTTATAAGAATATCCCAGTCGCCTTCTTGCAACAGCTCCCTCTTTTTTAGTCTTTGCTCCATAGTTCCCGTGTATAGAAACGGTTTGAAGGGAGTGTGCTCCATAGTTTCTTCATACCAATTAAGGAGTACAATCACCGGAGCAAGCACCACCATTTTCAAACTTCGTCCAAGTATAGACTGTAAGGCCTGCAGGTACATATGGGTTATGTAAGTCTTGCCCAGGCCTTGTTCTAAAAGAACAGCCAGCCTCTTATAATGAAGCATGGTTTCAGCTACTTCCAACTGATGAGGGTAGGGCGCCCGTTTAAATTCAAGGCCGGATTTACTCAAATATTCCGTGTTATCTATTTTATTCGGAATATCCTTTAGATAAGATAGTTTATTCGCGGCTCTGCTTGTGGCTTTGCCTCCTATAAGGCTTTTAAAATCCTTTGCGCCTAAATACCCATCCGGGTAAGTGCATGGGAATTTATAAGCGAATCCACCATGCTTTGATGCCACCCGGGTAACTCCAAAGACTTTTGACGCGTTCATATTTTTTGTCTTGAAGAAAAAAGCATCTATGTTTGGAGCGTAGTCCAAAACATCCAACCTCATATTATACCTCCTTTTTCTCTCGCCATATTTTGCAATTACAGCATTAAATATTAAGTATTAGCTTCAAATTTTTAAGCGGCCATTAAACCGGATTTACTCATTCTTATACCAAAAACCTCGGATTTATTAGGCAAAGTCCTTAATTTGACACCCCTTTTTCCGCATTATTTTTTAACTAATAATTGTTAATTATAATCGGAGAAATACTGCATGTCTTTTGACTCAAATCCGCTTACTTCTTCCGTTAACGCGGAAACCAAATATACTAAAATGTATAATAATCCAGGCTTCGATTATATGTCGGAGATGCTGCCCAAAAATATACAAGAGTTATTTAAATGGGCGGAACTGGTTTATAACAATGCTCCCATTATAGCTAACGGAGTTAAGAAGCTGATTAATTACCCGCTTACAAGTTTTGTTTATAAAACAAATTCTGAAAGCATACGGGAAAAGACCAAAGACTTGGTAGAGAAAAAACTCAATCTAAGGTCTCATTTAATCAATCTCGGCGTGGATTATTACATCTACGGTAATGCCTTCAGAACTGTGTATTTTCCGTTTGATCGTTACCTTAAATGCTCAAGGTGCAATAAATCTGTAGCTATAAACTATGCGGACTATAAAATAGTAAGAGGCAAGGTAGTATTGAATTGTGAGTGCGGGTACAAAAGACCTGCGGATGTTGTGGATGAGGAGTCCTCTGATATTAGCAGAATTCGGCTGGTATCCTGGGATCCGAAGCAGATAGATATGTCGTTTAATCCAGTTACTTGTGATTCGACGTATTACTATTCACTTCCGCCGAGTCTTAGAAAGGGTCTTGCTGCGAATGATCCTACCATGTTCAATACTCTGCCGAAGATTTTTCTGGAATCCTATTATAAGAATAGGTCGGTTAAATTTGGTGCCAACCTGTACCATTTCAAAGCCCCAGGCCTTTCAGGGTACGCAACCGGTTGGGGAATATCTCCTCTCATGCCGGCGCTCAAACCTTATCTGTATGTGTCCATACTTCGTAAGGCATCTGAGGCTATTGGCCTCGAGCACATAACTCCCCAGAAAATACTTTATCCTGAATCCAGGACAAACGACCCCTCGGTTTTTTCAAGCATGTCAAAATGGAAGTCCGAGATCCAATCCGCTGTAAAAAGATGGAGGATGGATCCTAACCATGTGATGCTCGCTCCTTATCCGACTGGGTCTGTGAATATTGGCAGCCAGGGACGTGGGCTCATGCCTACGGAGGAAATTCGGCAGGCTAATCAAGAAATGGCCCTCTCTATGGATGTGCCCCCTGATTTTATCTATGGGTCTGGTACTATTGATAAAAGTACCGTGTCCTTGAGGATTCTTGAGAATCAGCTCACGCCTTATGTTGAGCAACTTACTGACTACATGAATTGGATTATCGACAAGATAAATGCTAAGTATGACAAAGAGTACTGCCAGATAGAACTTTCTCCGTTTACATTGGCGGACGACACTATGAAAACCCAGCTTCTCATGCAGACAGCTGGCAATATGACGTCCAAGAAAACTCTTATGGAGTCTATCGGTCTGGATCCTGATGAAGAATATGAAAATATGAAGAATGAGGCCGTAAAGAGCTACACAAATAAAAAGGAAGTGGAGCAGGAAATATCCGACCTAGAACAGAATATTTCTACCAGAACTCAGGAAGAAACGGCTGCGGAAACTACCGGTAAGATCCCCGCATATAATCAGCAAAAATTATTCGCCCATGCTCAGTCCATAGCGCAGCAATTAATAACGATACCCTATGAGGAACGTAGATCGCAGCTGTCTAAACTGCAGAATGAGGATTACGTGATGTGGGCCATGGTTTCAAAGCAGTTGGAATCGTTGCATGAAGAAAAGGATTGATTATGAGATCACAAACTTACAAATATATAAAACACAAAAAATATAGGGTATTATATGGATTTCTATGATATTTTAACGGATAGACTGCGCGAACTCAAAGAGGAGCTTGGTAAGATGCGCGCCACTGTGGACGAGCATGAAACCGCGATTACTAAGCTAAAGACTCAAATGACCTTTGTGTATACCTTTCTCATGGCCGGGCTGTTGGGGTTGTTGAAACTTTTAATAGATGAAATTGCAAAATAATAAAACTAAAACGGATTAGGTACTAAGATGGAGCGTAAACGAAAAGCCAATGAACTTAATTTTGAAAAGAAGATAGATGATATTATAGGCGTAGTTGAATTCGCTAAAGCACAGCACAACGAAGTCAAACGCTTGAATGAGATTCTTAAAAAGATGATTCAATCCGCAGGAGGCCATTTATGGATGAAAGACCTCCAGGGCAGGTACATTTACTGTGATCCTACATGGTGCGAGGTGTTTTTCAGAATGCCTTCGGATTGTGAAATTGAGGGGTTCACAGATTGGGACTTATTGGCTGAGTTTAGAGAAGATGGCAGCATTCATACTTTCGGAGACGTGTGCTATGGTACCGATAAAGATTGTATAGAGAGAAAAGAGCAAAGCCATTACGTTGAGTTGGGATGGATAAAAGACGAGTTATTTATATTGGACGTTATAAAAACTCCGGTATTTACTAACGGTGAATTGGTAGGGACGGTCGGCTTTGCCAGAAACCTGTCATCTGAATCAAACTGGATTTGCGACGAGATAAGGAAATTGCTCAATGAGGGGCAAGCTGAGGTTATCTACAAACAGGATAATAACGTAGCAGCCTATAAAATAAATCGTATTAATCATGGCAAAGGTCGGAAATGCTTGAATACATTTCCGGGACCTAATGTGTGCAAAGTTTAAATAGGGAGATATAACCGCTGCCATGTATGAACAAACTGTATTTGAATCGTTCACTGAAAAAGAAAAAGAGATTCAGTCCGAGCCTCCGTTTTTTGGTGGGCCTATGTACTCTAACAACAAGCAGTCCATGCAGGATGTAATTGTTCGTTACTTTATAGGCGTTCTGACCAATGAAAGTGACGTAGCCATGATAGAGCATATTATGACTAAGTCCTTGAATTGTGAAGATCAACTTAAAAACCCTGGGGATGTTCTTGTGATTAGTGAGCAAGGTACGTTCGATAAAGACGGATGCTACAATGTAGTTGTTAAGTACCTCGAAAAAGTAGATCCCGGGTCGGTAAATAAAGACAACGTGAATAACGACGAAGATGTAACAGAAATATAGGATTTTTGATGGCTAATACTAGGAATATAATTACAGATCCTGAGAATATTCGTAAAGAAATTATCAGGAAACTGAAAAATGCCATTCGTAACAAGTTTCCAATTACAGCTGGCAAATTTGTAGCGGATTTAGACGACCTCGAAGTTAAGAGAGTGGATATGCCTCACGCCAGGCAGCGCAACATACTTTTGTCGAAGGGCAATGCTAGTGATGCTGTCTACGTGGATCTTAACATAAAATATTCCGACGGTAATAAAAGCCTGTACAAGTTAAAAAATCACCGTCTGGTAAATATCCCTTATTTTACCAATAGGTACACTATGATTGTTGATGGCAACGAATATTCCATTGTCAATCAAATGCGTACTAAATCAGGGGTTTACACTCGCAAGCGAGATAACGATGAATTGGAAAGCTCCTTTAATCTATCTAAAGGTGCGAATTTCAAGCTTATAATGGAACCGGATTCAGGGCACTTCAAAGTGAATATGCTTGGATCCGTCATGCCTATGTACGCGCTTCTTAAGATACTTGGCGCTCCCGATGGTGAGATAAGGTCAGCTCTAGGCTCAGACTTATTCTCGACCAATGAAAACGTTACCCCCAATCAAATGGAGAGAGTACGTACGACTCTTTATAAAAAATTGGTATCGAGTAATTCGAACCTTGGTACTTCTGCGTCTGCTTCCGAAAAAGAACAAAAAATACGCGAATACTTTTCAAATACCAAGCTTGATTCAGAGACAACTAAAATTACCCTGGGCAAATCTTTTACCAAGGTAAACTATTCGTCCATTCTTGAAGCTGCCAAGAAGATCCTACGCGTATACAATGACAAGGACGATGTCGATGAGCGGGACAACCTGGAATTTCAGCATATATACTCCGTAGAAGATATTTTGCAGGAAGTAATCGACAAGAATAAGGATGCCGTAAATAAGATAGCATCTAAGCTAAAATCATTTACCCCGACCGGTAATGAGGAAGAAGACCAGGCAAAGCTGAAATCCATATTTTCTCCCGTTTATTTTTCAAAGCCCATTCGTAATTTTATTACGACCAGCTCTATATCCAGGCTGCCATCTCAAATTAATCCCATGGAAATAATGGATACAGCGTCCATTGTGACCAGACTGGGAGAGGGTGCTATATCTTCGGAGAGGGCGGTACCGGAAGAAACAAGGTCGGTTAATTACTCCTATATGGGGTCCATCGACCCCGTCGCTACTCCTGAGAGCTCAAAAGTCGGCATTGATAATCACGTAACAATCTCCGCCAAAAAGGGTGACGACAACGAATTTTATAAAGAGGTCCGGAACACAAAGACCGGTAAGCTTGAAGAACATCGGGCTATTGATTTGCATAATAAAGTCGTTGGATTCCCAGACCCCTTGCACACAAAGGGTAAAGAGAAGGATACCGACGTAGTCCCTGCGGTGCACAAAGGTAATTTCAAGAAAGTCAAGCGCCGTGAATTGGATTATCAGATACCAAGTCCGCATGACCTGAATACCGTAACTACCGCCACATTGCCTTTCATAAACGCTAACCAGGCCAATAGGTTGGTTATGGGTGCGAAGCATGTGCAGCAGGCCATGCCCTTGAAAGATCCGGAATCCCGCTTGGTGAATGCCAATATTAGTGACGTCGGTGTGGATAGTACCGTTAAAAAGCTCGGAGGGTTCCTAATACCTAAATCCCCTGTTGACGGGACCGTATCAAAAATATCGGATGATTTTATCCATATAAAGGATAGTTCCGGCAAGGTTCACAAGGTGGATTACGAGCATGATTTGCCCCTAGCCACTAAGACGCTTCTGGACAACCCTTTGCTTATTAAAAAAGGTGACAGGGTAAAAAAGGGCCAGGAACTTGCTGGTAGTAATTTTACCAAAGACGGTGAGCTTGCTGTGGGCAAAACCCTCAGCACTGGGTACATGCCGTATCATGGTATGAACCATGAAGACGGGATAGTTATTTCCGAAGATACTGCCAAGAAGATGACTTCTGTTCATTCGGAAAAAATAACCGTGCGTCTGGATAAAATGAGGACGTTGGATAAGTCCAAGTACACTTCGTTGTTCCCGACAAAGTTTACACAAAAACAGCTAAATAAATTGGATAGTGACGGAGTTGTCAAAAAAGGTGCAACTCTTGAGTATGGCGACCCCGTAGTTCTCGTGTTGGAAGATAACTCCAAGAGCAGAACCAACCAGATATTGGGGCAGCTTCATAAGAGTTTAAAGACTCCGTTTAAAGACTGTTCCGAAGTATACGAAGACAGTAAGCCCGCCAAGGTTTTACAGGTATCCAAGCGTGGAACCCTGGTTACCGTGATGCTGAAGGTTGAAAAGCCCATGGCTATCGGAGACAAACTGGCAGGCTCATACGGAAATAAGGGAGTTGTAACAAAAATACTTCCTACTGATCAGATGCCTACAGACGAAGAGGGCAATTCATTAGATGTGCTTCTCTCCCCTGCAGGCGTACCTAGCCGTATTAACCCGGCTCAGATACTTGAAAGTTCACTTGGGAAAGTTGCTGCCAAGACCGGCAAAAAGTACGACGTGGAAAACTTCTCCAGGGACGACTACGTAAAGTACGTTAAGGATGAGATGAAAAAACACGGAGTGAAAGATAAGGAAACCGTAACCGACCCCATAACAGGCAAAAAAATACCGAAAGTTTTTGTTGGTAAGCAGTACATGCACAAACTGTTTAAGACCAGCGATTCGAACTACTCAGCGCGTGGGATTGATGGGCCGTATGACCAAGACGACGCACCTACTGGGTCTGGAGAAATGGGCCCGAAGGCTTTGGGTGGCATGGAAGTTAATGCCCTTATAGCTCATAACGCCAGAAACTTTATGAAGGACGCCAGTGCCCTTAGAAGTTCCAAAAATGCCGACTTCTGGAATTCGTTTAAGTATGGCCAGATAGCTCATATGCCCACCGAGAAAAAGACCTTTAACAGGTTTATGGATACGCTCAAGCAGGCCGGTGTTAAAGTGGATCGCAAAGGGGGAGAATTCTCCGCAGGGCCTTTGACGGATAATGATATTAAGAAGATGAGCCAGGGCGAAGTAAAAAATGCTCGCAGGCTTAATGCCAAGGATCTTTCTCCGGAAAAGGACGGCCTTTTTGATGAGAGAATTACTGGAGGTATGCAAGGTACCAAGTGGGGTCATATTGATTTAAAGGAACCGGTTGTCAACCCTGTTTTTAAGGACGCGGCCGGAGCATTGCTTGGTATGACTTCCAAAGAATTAGAAAACTCTTTTCTTGAAAACGGTGGATCCGATATAAAAAAGAAGCTGAACGCTATTGATACTAAAAAAGAACTTAGCAATATCGAAGATGAGCTCAATGATCCTAAGCTCAAGGGTTCAGCTTTGGATAAGAAAGTCAAGAAATATAAGTATTTGAAAGCATTGAATGATAAGGACTTGAAGCCTGGGGATGCCTATGTTCTTAGTAAAGTCCCGGTAACCCCGCCCATGATGAGGCCTGTAACGGTTGGAAAGACTGGTGACGTCATGGAAAACGACGCCAACTACCTTTACAGGGATCTTATACTTCAGAATAATTCGTTTAAGGACCTCGAGGAATCCGGTGTTGCCGACGAAGAGGATATAAAGGAAAACAGGAAAGCCTTGAGTAATAGAGTGTCGGAATTGACTGGGTTTATGGCCCCAAAAAGCGCCCAGCTTGCGGGCAAGGGCGTGAAGGGAGCCGCCAGTTTTATATCCGGAGATACGCCAAAGCAGGGGTATTTCCAGAAGAAGGTTGTTTATTCCAAGATGAACACTTCCGGCAGGTCCACTATCGTACCGGATAATACTCTAGGCCTTGACGAGGTTGGGCTGCCTGAAGAGGCCGCTTGGGAGATGTATAAACCTTTTATTATACGGCGCATGGTCAAAATGGGGTACTCCTCTTATGAGGCTAAAAAACAGGTAGAGGAGAAGTCCGATACCGCTAAAACTGTACTCCAGGAAGAGCTGGGCGGCAGACCTGTCGTTATAAACAGAGCCCCGACTTTGTGGAGACATTCCATACTGGCTGCCAAGCCTAAACTGCGTTCCGACAAAAACCTCCACGTTAATACATTGTGGGAAAAAGCTACTAATCAGGATTACGATGGAGATGCTGAGCAGATACACGTCCCGGTATCAGATGACGCCGTAAAGGACGCATTTAATATGCTGCCGTCAAAGCAGTTGTTCTCGGATAAAAAGCCCGGTGATCTGCTTATGGCTCCAACCAACGAACCTATAATGGGCCTCTACAAAGCTACAGAAAATCTTGGCGGCTCCGGCTACAAGACAGGTAATGTAAAAAAGTTCAAGACAGAGAAAGAGGCCTGGGATGCTTACCACTCAGGCAGCTTGAGGATGACTGACCTGGTCGAAATAGGTAGCTAAAAAATAAGACCGGGCCCATACTTTGTATGGCCCGGTCTAAAATTTTATATGCCCAAATCTACAGTGTAGACAAGGGCGAGAAACTGATAAACCAATCCATTATCCAGGATGTAATCCATAATGGATGTATAGCCCCGCCGCTTCTTTTCCGTCCTCACGTTTATCCCTGTGATTTCGGAAAGCTTGTCGTACAGGTCCCTGTATACCGGACCTGACAGCATGCGACGATTTTTGCAGATCCTGTATATCTGCTTTTTGCAATCGCCCTTTTTGCTGCGGCCCAAGGAATTTTGGGCCTTGAACAGAGCGATGTCTGCTTGAATTTCCTCCAACCTTTGACATACATCAACGCGACCAAGCTTCTTCTGTGTTTTAACGATCTCCCTGGCCTGGCTAACCACGTTATGTATGCGGCTGTCAGTAATGGGATCGTTTGAGTGTGGTAGTGTCGTGGAACCTACGCTACCGAAATGATGTTGCTGTTGAGTGTTTTCCGCCTGTTGCATAGATACCTCTTAGTTTTTTGGTTTGTTCTCTGTCTTTCGTCAACTACAAACTCCGGGCATAAAAAAGCCCAACATATTACAAATACGCCGGGCTTCAAAAACTTATAACAAAGTACTTCCGTTTTTTAGATCACGAAACTCTCGATGTCTTCTTCGTCGTCTGCTACATCCAAATATTCGCCGGGTTCTTCAGCTTCATCTTCTATATACGACGTATGCTCGAATCCATACAGCCCGTCTATTGCTGACTTCATATCATCCGCCTGGGATAAATAGGACTGCCAGTTGTACTTTGAAAATAGCATTACAGGTTCGAATGTGGACTTTTGATATTCCTGGTGCTGGCTGAGTATATCTTCCTGTATTTCACTCGGTATATGCTTGAAATCAATAAGCTTTTTATTTCTTTCATAATTCTTGGGAACCTCGCTACCCAGCTTTTCCAAGTAGGATTCTATTCCTTCCTCCGCCTGCATAGCTTTCAGTGCAGCCTTTACTCCGAACCCTGGTTTCCTTTTCTTTCCATCTTCCGAATCCCAGTCAGTTGGAGTCTTGACGTTGTATACGTTGTCTTTACAGCCTTGCCCGGTCAATACCGAGAGCTTTTTAAAAGTCTCGACATCTTCACATACTACCTTGGTACCGGCGATCCTGACTTCGCACGGGAAAGTAACATACCCGTCTTTTTGAGGCATATAAATGCTGGTAGTTTCATCTTCCAGTTGAAGATAATCGCAGTCACCACTGTAAATAAGGTATTCTTCGTCTGGATTCTGCTTATTTAAACAAATGGTTGCGATAATATCATCCGCCTCAGTCCCGGGTATTCCAAGGACAGTAAACGGGGTATAGTTGGCCAGACTCAGCAGGAACGAATTGTAATTTTCGAATACCTCCGTCCAGTCTATGCTCGTATCTTTTTTTCTGTTGCCTTTGTAAGGTGGGTAAATACTGGCTCTCCAATATTCTTCCTTTGTATCGTAGGCCAATATTACTTCAATATCATCTTCCGGGTTTTTAAATTCACCTTCTGTAACCACGTAGTCATAAATGTTTGAAAATATAAGATATTTCCAAAAATTCCATTTAGGGCTTGTGGTAGCCTCTATCATTGGCAAATGCAGCGTCCGCATCGCCAGGTTATTCATATCGAAAAGTATTTTCATATCTTTGCTGATGCTCCTCCTTAATTTTAACTCAGTATAAGCAGTTTTTCCTTTGCCCTGGTTATACCTGTATAGAGCCACCGAAAGTAGTCTCCCTTAGTCTGGCTCATCATTCTTTCGTCCATTAAGACGACACGCTCCCACTCACTGCCTTGTGCCTTATGCACACTCAAGGCATACCCGTAATCAAAAAGAACAGGGTCTCCGGTAATAAAATGAGTCTGCTGTATCTCTTTTAATCTCTTTTCATCCTTTCGTATTTCCATGCCTATTTTTTGCGGCGTAGAATTATTGAAAGTCTTGGCGTACGCCAGGCACTCGATTTCGTTTGTACGCCCTTCAGGAACTACAACCAGCTTATAGGCCAGGTCTTCTTCGAGAACCTTTGTACTTTTAACAAACACGCACTGCCCATTCATGAGTTCTTTTTCCTTGTTATTCTTAAGGCATACAAGTCGCTCACCAGGGAGAGGGTGGTTTCCTCCATATCCTTTAGCTTGTCGTACCTGAGAATTTAGTTTCACCCGAGTCTTGTTCTTTGCACACAGAATAACGGAATCGACTTCCCCAATATTTTCCTTGAACTTCGCCAGCAGATCTATCCCTTTATTCGAGCGTTTACTGACCTTGGCGGCCGCGCCGTCATAATTACCCGGCTTAATAGGCTGCTGCTTGCGTGTTTGGGTTGCTAGACGGATTATCGGGTTGTCCCAGGCTTGTCTGTGGATGTGTTTCAGTACAAGGTCGGTATCAAGTAGTGGTTTAAATACTTCGTCGTTTATGGGCGGGAGCTGGCCTGGATCTCCTACGAAAATAATAGGCCTGTTCAGGTTCAATATGTCTGAAAATAATTTGGAATTGAGCATGGATGATTCATCCACTATAAGGACATCTCCATCCAGCTCCTCCCTGAACTTTCTTGTGAACTTCAATGATCCACAGTTATCTTTTCCTAAAAATCTGTAAAGGTAAGAGTGTAGAGTACTGCAAATATCGTTATCGTTTATGCCGTAATCCACTAATTTATTTGATAAAACTACACTCGCTTTACCCGTGAATGTCAAAAACTTGATATTTAAATCTGACCGCATCTGCCTAGCCGTGTCACCTATGAGCGTGGTTTTTCCAGTACCCGCATAGCCTGAAATAGCTATGTATTGCTGCTTATTGCTACCTAACCAGTCAAATACATAGTCTTGAATCCCCCTTTGCTCATTCGTTAATTCTACCTCCATAGCTATTCCTCCTTATTGTTACGTAGTTAATTACTTAGTTTAATGGTTAGTTAGTTAAATAGTTATGACTCAGCATTAAAAACTTGTAACAATAATGGCTTATATCTTGGAAAAAATAAGGGGTGGTTTACTGGGAAGTGGAGAAGTTATGTACTGGCAAAAATGTATTAGCGTAACTGCTAATATTTACAGGGCTTTCATCAAACAAATCCCAGTAACGCTTTGCCCATACAGCGAGAATCGTGGATTGGAAGGACGTCAAACTTTGCAGTTTCTTAATAAGGGGCGCTGCCTTGACGTTGTTCTTTTGAGGCAGCATATCAAGTCTCACGGAATCGACAAGCTCTTCTACGAGAATCGTAGGCGACGCTCCCGGGACCAAGTCTATACCTTGCATAACTTTGATAAGCACTTCCAATTCCTTTTGAGTGAACAGCTCATGGATCTCAAAGATTGTAGACTGGACCAAGCCCGGCATAACCTTTTCGAAGAATTCAAAAGCTTCTGACTTGGAATTGAAATAGGTAAGCATGGGTAGAGGAGTAACAGGATAAGCTAAAAAAGGAAAGGGCTAATTAATATTAAGATACTTTGCCCCTACAACGTTAAGACGAAGTAAGAGCAAAGTACTTTTATTTCCTGGGACCGGGAATAGGGCCCGGCCACCAGGATTTTTTGCAGGAGAAGATCATGCTGCCATGACCTCCTGCTGGTTTTCATTTTCAACTACATTGGAACTAATATCCAACTCCAATGTTTCTGACAAATTTTGGACGAGTTCGATCAACTCTTCTTCGTTTCTATCCACCAAATCAAGGAAATTCTTGGGATTTTCCTGATACGCTCTTACCAAGTCTTTTATAAGAGGTTCGTTGAAAAACCGCTTCAATCCACTCAACGTATCCGGTGTTACCTCAATATCGAGACTGACTTCGAGCTCTGCCCCGACATCCAGCTCATCCCAGTTGGAACGTTGCTCAGTAGCATACGCCTCTGTTATTACTCCCACCTCTTCCAAAATGTCTACAACACCTTCGAAGAAAGGCCTGGACATATTTATGCTGTAATGCAAGTTGCCGAGTATCATATCGTATCTCCTTTTTAGAAAATTTAATTAAAAAGCCGGCAAAGAATAACTCTGCCGGCGCAGCATCCTCGGAAGTACTAACGCGATTCCTTCGCGTTGTACTCTCGAAACTTCTCCTCAGCTTCCTCAGCAGAGGAAATAACCACCGGCGTACCGGCTATAATAATTACCTGGGGCATACCCTGCCTCCTTAATTTTGTAGCATGCATATTCTGGAACCTATTCCAAACTTATGCAAACTACATTTCTTTAATTCATATTCTTATAACAAAAACAGGGTATGAATTTAGAAAAGGCAGACTACCCAATAGCTAAATAAAAGCCCGGCTATGCCGGGCTATATGTATCAATTTGGTTGGGCCATGTAAGAGATCTTAGTCTCTTTGGATTTAACATCCGTGTGTATACGAAGAATAGGCTTTTCCGGGCTTAGAACAAATATGGATATTACGTCTTCCTCTCCATATTTCACACCGTCCTTCTCCGAATGCACCTTGAGATTACTCAGTATGTCCTGAGTCAAGTCCGGATCACTTATCATGTCCAATTTTACATCTCTGGATATTTCCACACCACCGAGTACGTTCGACTTACCTTCTAAGAGTTCGCTAAGCATATTAAGTTCCTTTCTTTGTATTTTTTCCTTTCTTTACGCCCTTACCTTTAGGCTCTGCAGGTGCTGTTGCTGCTGGACGTTGATCCTTCGGCTTCGGAATCAATTTCATTTGAGGTTGGTACGCTTTACTTACAAACCATACCTCCTTAACATCTCTTAGTTTATCCCAGTCAGGGTCTTTTATATCGAAGTCTTTATACGCCTCGACAATGTCTCCATCAGTTTTCAAAAAGAGGTACATATTCTTTCTCCTTGCTTTTAATTTGCAATTTACTACCTCCATAATAAGGGAGTTAAATACTAACTTCGCGCTTTCGTTCGATAATTTTTCACACGGAAATCTTGAACAGCTTGCGCATTTAGCCAGTGATGTATAATAACTCCCGGTCTTCCTATGAGCTATGTCCCCACAATAAAAAGGATTGAATAGGGCGTTATGCTCATTCACGCTATCCGCATTCCGTGTACCCACAGGATTTACAGACACCACAACCTCCTTCGTACACAAAAGAGTACGCACCGCAGTGGCTACATTCGTTACCAAGTGCATTCTCAACTATTTCTTCGTCCTCATAGTCAACCATAGTATTGAGGTATTTTCTGAGGACCCGGGCAAGAACCGCTGAGGCATCCACCATGGAATAGCTCGACCTGTCCAGCTGCTGAATAATCTTTTCCAACGGCATGTCAGCTCTAAGCAAAAGACTGGTAAGACGGGTTACAGTTTCCCACAAAGAAAACTTTTCCTGGAAAACTTCTTCCTTATAGTAGCCTCCTCCGTTAAACCCAGCTTCTCTTGGAAGTTTAACAAATATTTCCACTGGCTTATCGTCGTCATCCAAAGAGATGGTAACGTACATCTTTGCATTTTTCCAAATAACTCTATGTCTTACAGCACGTTCTTCGTCCAGCAACTCTTTTACATACACATCACCTATGGGCTTATACCCTTCCAGCTCAACTTCCGATACGGCATCTACTTGAGACTCTTCGTCTTTACCGGGCTTGCTCTTCTTGGACAAAACTCCGGTTTTACACCCGTCCCGAAACACCGTGATGCCTTTCAAATTCGCTTTCCAGGCTTGCATGTATATATTGTAAATTACGTCTGGAGGGGTTTCTTCCGATAAATTAACCGTAGAGGACACCGCAGCATCAGTGTATTCTTGTACTGCGGATTGCATGGCTATTCGTTGTTTATAGCCTAGATCAGAAGCCTCTACATAGTTAAATTCGTTTTTAAGTTCATCAATAGACATGCCTTCGTATTCATCAAAGTTATTGATGATATGGTCCAGCGCAACTCCATGTATGAGAGTGAACTTTTGGTTATCCTTCATTCTGGACTGCCTCTGGTACGAAAAAGCAAATATAGGCTCTATCCCGCTTGAGCAATTACCGGAAAGTATGGAGATACTTCCGGTCGGCCCTACGGTGTTCCATGCTGTATGCCGAAGCCCGTACTTTTCTATATCGGTCTTCAGATCCTGAGATAGATTGAGCCTTTCGATGTACGGATTTTCCAATAATCTGCGCCTGGCACTTTTTGTTTCCAAAGCCTCGCAGCTCCTACGCAGTTTTGCCAGGTCCAGGCTTGCTTTTATTTCCTTTACTGCTTTATTACGAAGCAACTCCCTTACCCAGTCAATGGAATCCCTTGTTCCGTAGATGTGCCCGAGCATCGCCAGGGTGTCTGCAAGCCCTGTAAATTCAACGCCTATACGTTTTCCGTACTTATCAGCGTCCCTTTGCTCTTCCAAAGGATGCTTCTCAAGGTTGTACTCAGAAGCAAGCTCCATAAAATAAACTGCTCTGTATACGTCTTTATAAAACAAATCATAGTTGAATCTTGCTTCATCAGTCCAAGGACTCTCTACATATTTATGCAGACAAAGCGCCCCCAACAGGCAGTTAGAGTAGGGGGCCATGGGTTCCTCTCCACAGGGATTGGTACAGGTTGGTTTAAGCCTCTCTGCATCAATATAACTTCCGGGAGTCCAGGCAGTGGTGGTATCCATAAATAATACCCCTGGGTCCCCACAGGCATGTGCAGCCTCGGATATTTTATTTAGAACCTCTCTAGCCGGCATTGCTCCATAATTTTTTACCTCACCGCCTGATTGAATCCATTTATCAAGATCTCCGTCCCAATTTTCTTCGTAGAACTCTTTGTCATATTCGATGTCCGGGAAAACAAACTCCCAGAGCTTATTGGACTCAACAGCTTCCATGAAATCGTCGGAAAGAATCACCGACAAATTAGCCCCGGTAATGTCGTAGGTTTGGCCTGTAAACGGATCCACTTCAAACACTTCCTCTGGCTTCCACTTAGCATCTATAAATCTCAAAACGTCTGGATGCCAAACAGACAAAGCCATCAGTGAAGCCCCACGCCGTCCATTTTGCGCTGTAGTCTTTGTCACGAGACTTAGTACCGCCATGAACTCAAGAGGCCCTGTGCTGGTCCTGGCTGCGTTAGAAACGGGTGATCCGTTTGGGCGCAGTATGTCGAAGTTTACTCCGACACCTCCTCTGTGCGCATACGTAGTAGCAATCTCCCCGAAAGCTTGGTATATATGCCACAAAGAGTCCTTCTTTATCTTATGGACATAGCAGTTAGAAGCAGAGGACTTTACGTTTTTCGATCCGACGGAGGACAGAATAGACCCTGCCGGGATGAACCGTCCTTCAGTGATCATTTCTGAAAGCCTACTTTTCATGCCCTCGTCGTAAGTACCTGTGTTATTTAATGTTGTCATTACCCTGTCACGAACATCGTCAAGACTGGACTCATCCTCACTCAAGTACTTGCCGAGGACCATGTCTTTTAAATTATCGTGAGCGTTTTTAGCCTCAATCGCCCATTCTCTGGTTACTGTATTTTCCATCAAAACTCCTTGTTTAGTTAATATAGATTGGATTCCGGTGCTGTTAATATGTGTAAATTTCTAAACGAAATTAAGAACTATATTTTGAGCAATTTCTTATAACAAATAAAATTGGATAGTTATATATAACAATTTAACAAACTAACTGTTGACTTAACAAATACCTTTGGATATTGGTTAGTTAAATGAATGGTTAAGTTAACCTGAAGTCCGGAGGGTAAAATGATTTTGTTAATTGGCGGTGAAAAAGGGGGTACCGGTAAAACGACATTAGCTGTTAACCTGGCAGCACTTTTAAGTACGTTGGGTTACTCGGTTTGTATCGTAGACTCAGATAAACAAAAATCCGCGTATGAATGGACCCAATTCAGAAGCAGTGAGTTAAATGAGATACCCGCCATTAATAAACTGGGCCCAATAGATGAAGAAGTTAAAAAGTTGGGGAAAAAGTATGACCACGTAATCGTGGATGCCGGTGGCAGGGACTCGGTTGAGCTGAGATCCGCTATGCTCGCCGCCGATAAATTTTATTCCCCCGTGAGAGCAAGCCAGTTTGACCTCGGGTCGTTGCAGCGCCTTAATGACATCGTAGCCGAAGCTAAGAAGGTTAATAGGAAGCTGACAGCGTTTATATGTATAAACTGCGCGTCCACCAATCCCAGGGTATCTGACACCGTAGACGCAGTTGAATTTATATCCGCGTATGATGAATTCGTTATGTCGGTGATTATAAAGGAAAGAGCCGCTTTTAAGAAATCGGGGTATACGGGTTTAGGCATCCACGAACTGCCCTATAAAGACCGTAGCGCGGATGCCGAAATCGAACTCAGCAAACTTTGCAAGGAGGTTTTCAATGTCGAGATTTAAGAAGTCGGAAGACACCACCAAGTCTAAATTCATCCAATCTGCTGAAAACCCGGAAGATAAGCCGTGGGAATCCAATTTCGTAAAGATAAACCCGGATATTACCAAGACTTTTTCAGTTAGTATATCCCTGGAATACTTTATGAAATTAGAGTATATACAAAAGCAGCTAGACGCCAAAAGCCGTAATGAGGTTGTCAGGACTATGCTTTACGAAGCAATAGATAAAGAACTCAAAAAGCTTTAAGTGTACCTGACAAATTTTTCCAGGCCGAAGGTTTCATTGTTTTCGGCCAGGAACACGTTTAAAGAATCCTCTACGGCAAAGTAGCCGTATCTGTGCAGCGTGTCACAAATCTCAAGCGCCCAACGCTTGTCGTGATTGTCCAGATGTTTGGACTTGGCAATGTTCTTTTTGATTTTAGGAATGGAATCCAATTCGTTTAAAAAATTTGGTAGGTCACTCATCGCATAGCTCCTCTAGGTCTTCGAAAATACAAGGAAACAGTTTTATAAAGTCTCTCAGCAGCGGCTTCATCAGGCTACGAACCTGCGGGTGCGCGGCCTTGACACACCTGCGTTTGAATGTATGGCGCCACTGAGTGAAATTAGTCGTCATTACCAATTCGGTTTTGAGGTCTATTGGGAGTACACCCCGAGCTTCTTCTGGGCGCGCACCACTCTCCGACATAACATGGTAAGCGTACTCGCTGTCGCACATGGCTGCTACCCATACACGGGATATATGCCCCAGCTTTACAAACGGATCCTGGCCGAAAACATCTATCGGCTTAAAAGGGATGCCAGTTGCGGGCTTTAAATCTTCAAAAGTAACCGGCCTTATAAACTGAATATGATCTGACTTATAATTACAATACCTTGTCGATTCTTGGCTGTATGCCGTATGCCTGTGCCTGACTAGCTCGTGCGTAGTTCCTCTATTAGTGATGAAAGATACAGTGCAAGTACCATGCTCCAGGACGGACTCATGGCCTAGTCGTCTTACCCTCGACACAAACTCCTGAGACGAATGGTGTTCACAGCCCGGAGTACACTCTTCGTAACTACACTTGGATTTTCTTTCCTCCGCAGTTAACGTACACCCCATATTCTTCTTTGACTGGTGACAAGTCCTGCCGGCGTATTCCAAGGTGTTGATTATCGAAGTATCGTAATTGATTATGTTGTAATTTTGTTCTGTTATTATCATTTTTGGTTTAGTCTCCTTCTGCTTTTATAAGCGAAGTTACTGGCAATTTATAAATGTTGCCATTTTCGAATTTAACAAAGGCCGACATATAGTTTTCATTAAGACTTATTATTCTGCCTGTACCCTTTGGAAATTCGCTGCTATATACGACTTCTCCAACCTCAAATGCACACCTCCAATACAAATAATTATTACTAATCCTACACCAACAACAAGGTACCCCACAAACATCAAGTACGTGGTAATGTTTACACACTTTACAACGACTAATCGAGGTATTATTTTCTTTATCAGGGGCTCCCTGTGGTTGCGGGGTGTCGTTGAGTATTTCATCCAACGCCGTCCTTAAATCTTCAGCGGCGTCTTTTGATACTTTAATCTCTGCCAAAATATTATTTATATAGTTTACGCTTTGAATTGAAATCACGCCTTCGTCTTCTACTTCAAAAACTCTAAGTTTTTGCTTTACCCTTGGCATTCTTTCATTACCTATCAAATATACTTTTTCCATAATTCACCTCCTCCATTTTAAAACTTTGAAATTACCCAGCCTCTAAAGCGTCAAAGACGTCGTATAGAAAATCCACAGCGTAGTTAGGAATTTTGATTTCTTCCTCATTTTTTTCGTAATATTCTCTTGGAGTATCGCCAAACTGATAGCTCATCGCCAACCAATCAATAACCATGTGCGCGCAATGGATTTTCCAATTATCGTTTTTATAGATAAGCTTTGACCAATTTTCCCAATGATGAGGATTAAGCCTCTTATGGTTTTCCCACGCATCCTGGAAATCCTTTTTGATGCTATTGTCAAAGCCGGTATTCGTAGAAGTAGGGTAGAAATGGTCTCTGTACTGTACGAACTCTTCTTTAGAAAATTTTGAAACATCATGGTTATTTACTTCCTGATCAAGAAGTTTTAACTGCTCATCCGACAATAAGTCTGAGCATGTCTTTAAAAATTCATCATAAGCATCCTCGACATTCTCAAGATGCGTCTGCAGGTAATTCAAATATTCTTCTGTACTCTTGATATATTCAAATCCTTTCATTATTTATTACTCCTTTTAAAAGATTTCAAAATTTAATACACCGTTTTCTTAGTCTGTACGATCCTCACATCTAATCCACTCTTCTTTCTTTACTCGATTCAACACACGCTTTAATTCTTCATCAGATAGAGAGTAGAAATAAGCGAAGGTTGCTCTAACTGCCTCTCGCATCTCTTCACTCATCATACTTTCTTCTTCTGCTCCTCCTACTCTGACCACTTGCTGACTTTTTGTATGTTGCATTTATAAATCTCCAATTATCTTTTTTTCTTCGTCAGTTAACTCTGTTTCTACAGGTAAACTAACATCAATTTTTTTGTACCCGTTATGTAATACTCCACGTATAACCAAATCCATAAAGGCACTTGGTATGAAGTCCAGATCCTTTTTCGGTATGTCGATAAATTTGTATACTCCTAATATCGATGCAGCTATATTCACTGAACCATCATCAAATATATGGTTAACATACGCCGGGTACTCAAAAATAATTCTTTTCATTTATTCCACCAGGTCTTCCTCCCACGGGACGTTTCTATACCCTTTCGAAGCCAAGTCCTTAGTTTCGTGAGCTACATTACTCAAAGCATTGTAAACGTCCGACATTTCCCAAAGCTCAGTAATACCGCATAAGTTATCCGTTACCATAACCAAAGGCGCTTCATCTCCCAGTAGGGGGTGCTCGTAAAACGTCGCACCATTTACCTCGCCAATTTTTGTAGGTTCATATCTTAAAATTTTTTCCTTTGGTATTTCTGTGACTATAAAGTTGTTCATGTTCATTTTAATTTCCTCTTTATCAAGTTCATGCAAGGCTCCCAAGATAATGGAACCCCTATTATAATTATCAAAATAACTACAATTAAGGATAAAGGAATCCATAAAGGGCTCAGCACCCAAACCCACGACCACTCGATATAGCCTGTAAGTTTGAGGCCTATAAAGAGGACGGTTAGAAGACCCGAAAATCCTATGCCGCCAGTATTAGTTGTACCGCTAAATTTTTACCTCCAAATTTTTATTTATTTACAACTACGCAGAATACACAGCGTCTATAATCCAACGCTTACCCTCTTGCTTGGCATTTACAGACCAACCATTATCCGTGTATCTTTGTATCAACTCTGTTGCACTTTCAAAACAGTATTCAGCATCAATATGTACTTTTCTTTCAGAAGCAGCACTACTAATATCTATACCGCTAATGACATGGACTTGCTTTGAGCCTTCAATGTCTGGCTTAGTATCAGTAGGAGTTGATTCGTTGTTTTCAAAATCAGAATACATCGACTCTAACAAACTCGTTATTTTATTCGATATTATTTTATTTGGTAGTTCATAAGGTTCAAATACTATAAAATCGTCCTTCAAAGACTCAACAACAAGTTGCAATAAGCTTTACATTTCAGGGGCTTTTTGGATAAGTATAGCGTTGTTTTCTTGTATTTCATCAGAGTCGTATCCGGGTATATGCCCATGATCCAAGGACGCCCTAAACCTGTTAGTACCTCTTTCGTTTAAAGCATAAACAGTTAACCACTCCTTCATCCAAGGTGCAGGTGTAAATCTCATTATTTTTCTCCTTTTTGTTATTCAAACTCATCTAAATTAACTTCGTAAGTATTTAGCAAATCACGAAGCTGATTCCGTACTTCTTCAAATTCTTCACGATTATCGTACTTTATCTTGCCACGCAGCCACTGATCCATAGACCAAATTACTGAAAATAAACTCATGGACTTAATAGAACCTATAAGTTCATTCCTCTCCTCGGGTAAATCAAACTCCATCGTAGCTTTCATCCAAAATCTCCTTTCGATCTGCAAAATATTCAATTATATAAATAGAGATAAAAAGATCAAACATATCAGCAAATTCTTTGCTATACAGGCTCCGTATTTTCTTCTCAGCCAACTCGCGGTATTTCATGGCCACTTTAAAGTGATTGCAAGTCTCACAAGAATCAAAAACACTCGTCAGTTTTTTATAAATAGGGTGACGGTAAATTTTATTCATATTCATAGTATTGCTCCTGTCTGCGGTTCATAAAAAAAATAAAAGGCCAGGCACACATATTATGCACCCAGCCTTTCAAAAATTAAGTTAGGAAAGCTTTTAAGTCAGATACTTATTTTTAAGTCTCTTTTTTAGCTCTCCATCCACTATGTATGGTACTATTTCTTCCCACTCACAGCTCCACATATTCCCGCAATGCCGACACCTAAACATCGGCTTGACGTCGAATTTCTTTTTACCGTCCTCGTCCTGATCGGCTTCCACACACTTCACCCGGTAAAGCTCAAAGAACCAGCTCTTTCCATTCCAGAAACACCTTATCGTATCCTTACAGCCTTCTACGTCTGGTAGTTTGGCTCCGTGGTAACAAGGCATATTCACGAGCAGTCCGCATTCGTGCTTCAACTGTATGTTGCCCGGGCGGTAATCCTCATCACCCGAATTAAACTCTGGACTGAGCCTGGCCCCTCTGAACATATTATTATACCCGCCAGGATTAATCATATCTTCGTCAGGGAAGGGCAGTCTAAAATAGCTGCCTTCCGGAGTAGCTCTTACATTTACACTGCCTTCTACTGGGCCAACCCTGTGTATATCCTCGATCCTCAAGTAACCCAGATCTTCACACGTACCTATTTTTATTCTTCCACCTGAGAATTCTGCATATTCACCCATAGTAACCTCCTGTTATAGTTTATTTTTTAGACACAAAAAAGCCTGGCTATTTAATAACCAGGCGCATACATAGTCAGATTTTTTGTTTAGAAATTAACCGGGCAAGTAAAGACGAGAGCAGGGTCTGAATGTTTTTCGTTAAAGTATTTTCGGAATCATTTAACGATAGGTTAAAAACAAACAAATTGCCTGCCCTGCAAACCGTCAAGACCCGCCCGGCTGCCTAATACTTACAGACAAAACCAACTAAATGTCCAGACCGACACAGCCCATCTGTAACTTATACCAAAAAATCAACCTTAGTTTTAATGTGTATTTTAAAACCATAAACACTCACTTGCTAATTTATTAACCAACCAACTCATTAATTATTTAACCAACAACATACATTTACCACATACAAAATGCCGGAAAAATGCCATTTTCACATACATTTTAAAAATTTTAACAAATAATATCAGGTAGTTAGGGAGGGCGCACCTGAATGGGGTTCAGGGAGTCGCAGGTTCAAATCCTGCCGTCCCGACCAAATCATCAATAAAGTGGACTACTTACGGTGTACCGAAAGTGGTCCACTTTTTTACTTTTAGCTACCACATACAAAACCACATACAAATGCATATTTGCCAGGTCGATTTTTAGTCAATTTTTGAATGAGTAAAGATACGTCGGAAGGCAGATTTTTTGATTTTTACCGAGCGGAATTTGAAAAAATTTAGAGGTAGGAGGGGCTATTTAGGTTTATGTAAATTAATCACCCGGGTCTTTTTCTTGTCTGAGAGACTTGGCAGGGAATTCACAGCAGTTGCCTGGGTATTAAGGTGCTCATAATAATTTCTATGAATCATCTCCGGCGATGTACCGGCCATATACGCTATGGTCCCCAAATCCACATGAAGATCCAGCATCGTCGTTATCCATAAATGCCTGATGTCATACATACAATTTATATTTATACCGTTCTTATCTGCAGCATACTTTAAACTTTTGGATATACGTTTTACAGGTTTACCTCTGTACTCTATTAAATATCCAGTTTTATTTACTAATTGATACTGATATACTTCCGTTAGGAAATCCTGGGAGCATTGTATAAAAACTGATTGATCTACTTTATTATGGTACGCATGAATCCCTTGCCTGTCATAGTCAACATTTTCCTTAAAGGTCAAACCGAATAAGTCCACGCCTGGCCTTACAGGGACGTTCCACATAACTTCGATAGCCCAGGCTACGTGTGGCTTTGCATATATTTTGAGTTTCTTTAAATCCTCCAACTTTAAGCCGGGTCTCCTTTTCTTCTCTTTTACCTTTTTCCATTCCTTTAAAGGGTTTTCGTCTAAGTGATTATTCGTAATGGCCAGGTTGAAGGCAGACTTCAAATACCCCATATACCTATTCCTGGTAGCTCCGCTATTTTTTGACCATAACTCAGCTGCCATCCTGGTTAGCTTCTTGTACGTAAGATTGTTTGGATCTATGTGGCCGATTATAGGAGCAACACGTTCGTTATATACGCTAATCCATTCCTCGACCCAGCGTAGCTTATTTCCCATTAATTTTTTATGATCCACCCAGTCCTGCATAATATCAGAAACAGTGACCTTAGCGTCGTAATCATCAGGATTTAGGAACTCCGGAGTTACGGATATGCCATGCTCTTTATTGTATTGGATCTCAGACTTGAATTTGAGGGCTTCTTTAAATCCAGCAGGGGTACCAGAAAAATACTTAGTCCTTACCTTGCCATACTCATCACGGTAGGTATACCTGTACTGGCCGTTTTTATCCTTCGTTATGCCGGAATGACGATTTTGTTTCCTCTTTGCCATAGCTATACACTAACCAATTTAGCCTTTTGGTGTCTAGGCCTTGGTTTTGAGAACTCGAACCTTTTAGGATCATTCATAAAACTGTCTAAGGTATCCTTGGCAAACCTGTTTCTTTTTGGTCCGCAACGAGGCAGTTTATATATACGGAGCATTTTCCGAAAGGTATCTGGCGCATACCCACAGTAGGCAGCCGCGTCTTTTTGATTAAAAAAAGGCCCGG